GCTTCAGCCCCAAGCGGAAGCAGGCTGTTCTCAAACGTATTGAACGTGTGGTAATACTTGCCGTCGAACCCGCTGGCAGGGTACTGGTAACCGTGCGAAATGCCCTTTTCGTCGGCGTGCTTAGCGTAGTAGGCTTTGGCTGCCTGACCTTCCTCGGTGTCGTCGAACGCGCCGTAACTCAGCACAAAGTGATCGTGCCGCGCGACCCACTCGGCTTGCCCGATGCGCGTGCCCGGCACATGCCAGACCCACAGTTCCGGCGGCGGCACCGTGCCCATATCGACGCGCGTGATGTAGTCGTCAATTGCCTTGCGCGTGAATATTTCGCCGTCGCGGTCTTGAAAGTCGTTCGACCAGATGGCGAGGTAATGGTTGCCGACGACCTTAAAGCCGGTCATCATCTCGTCGTCCTTACGCCCGAAGCGCTGCTGAATAGCGTCAATGACGCGCGTAATCAGCGCCTTCTCGGCTTCGTCGGGCGCGCCGGGCTTCTCGCTGCCCTCTTCGCCCGCATCCCACGCAGCAGGCAGGTACTTTTCCCAGCCGTGCTTCTTGGCGATGGCGATGATGCGCGCCTTGACCGCTTCCGGGTCGTCCGCCTTGCCGATCAGGTGCGCCGCCGACGTAATGTCCTCAGGCTTGGCGATCGGGAAACTCTCGTGCGGTCCCGCGAACTCGGCAGCGGGCATCTTGTCGCGCTCGGACTGCGGGATGTTGCGTTTCTCACTCATAATCAGCGGATCGTATTCGTCAGGCATGTTGCCCCCTTACCAGTTTCCCGATGCAGTCATGCCGGGATCAGCTTTCGTTAGCGAACACTGACAGTTAAAGCCCTTGCACTCGGTCGCCTGATCGGGTCGTCCGGGTAGTAAGTTCTTGCGCTGCCAGTCTTTGAAGCGGTGCGTCTGCCCATCGAGGCGCGGACAATCGACGCAATGATGTTCCGCCGCGCCGAGTTGGAACGTGTAGTAGCCGTTGCGGTCAGCGCTGCCCAAGCCATCATCATAGAACGGCGCAATCGACCCGTTGAACCACATCGCGGCTTTCTGCGCCGCCTGCGCATCACTGATGCCCGTCTGGTAGATGGCATCGCCTAAGTTGGTCACAAACGCACTCTGTTTCGCCAACTCGACGGCATAGGTCGCCTGATCTTCCTCGTCCATCGCGCCGTCAGCAATTCCGCCAGCCACTAAGCCGTCCTGATAAGCGGCACGCCCATACTTGCGCACGAGGTCGCGCAGGATCACGCCGAAGCGCCGCCGGTTCACATCACTGCTACGCGCAGCCACTAGCAGGTCGCTAAAGTCAGCTTCAAAACTGGCGCGCGTCGCATCTATTTCCTTGCTGGCTGGCAGCGCTGTGCTATCGCCCGCGCTCACCGTCGCGCTGCTGCTGTTCGCGGCAGGCGCAGGCGCAGGCGCAGCGGTATCGCCGCCGGGAACGGTCGTAGCGTCGGTCAGCGAAACGTCCGTCTCAGGCTTCACGTCAGCGTCGGGTAGCTCGATCATCTGACCCGCGTCGTCCATGAGGACGTCGTGCGCGGCAGGCACCTGCGCCGCCTGAAGCGCGCGCTTCTCGTTGGGCGTGAAGTCGGTGCCGAGGGTCTGGGTATAGGTCGCCCATGCCGTCGCGGTCTGCGCCGTCGCAAGGCTGGCGAAGGTGTCCGTCGGCTTGAACTGGAACTCGCACGACTCGGGTAGCACGTCGTTCAACACGCGCTCAATCGTCGCCAGCAGGAAGCCGTACATCTTGGCTTGGCTTTTCTCGTGCAGCACTTCCGACTGCGCGCCCGTGCCCAGCCCGCGCGTCGCCAGTTCCCAGATATCCTGTTTATCGACGCCGATGGTCAATGCCAACGCGTTCGCCTGCACGTTCAGCCACGTCGGGTAGTCGAAGCCTTCCGGCGCTTGCGAGAAGGTCGTCAGCGTCAGTTCGACGGGCAGCGCGGCGTCCAGCCCGAACAGCGTCACCAGGTTGCCATACGCCGGCGGCGTGTCGTTGGCGCGGCGTTCGACGAACTTGTCGACGGCGTCCTCGAACGTCTGGCGCGACATGCCCTTAATCGACGCGAAGCCCGGCGCGGGCAGTTCGTCCAGCTTGACGCGGTTGTAGCGCATCATCAACCACTGCTGGTAGACAATGCCCATCGAACGGTACAACGGCGAGTAGCCATACCCAGGGTTGAACTCGTCGCCGTCTGGCATATCGACGATGTGCCCGACGCGCGTATAGTGCAGGATGTGGCGTTCGTTGTTGTAGTTGTAGTAGATGACTGGGAACTCAGGATCGCCGGTCGGGTAGCAGCGCAGGCTATCGAGGTGTGCGATGCCGGTAAGCGCGCCGGTCAGCGGCTTCATCGGGTCGCCGGGTCCGATCTTCTCGAAGTACCAGCCGCCGTTCTGACGGCATAAGTCGAGCAGACCTTTACCCAGCCAGACTTCCCAGCCCGATCCGCCGTTGCCGCCGAAATCCGCCTGCCGCAGGATGTCCTGGAAGTAGCGCGAGCGGTTAACGCCGGTCTTCGGACCGTCGATGATCCAGGGCGTATCGACGACCTTTTTAATCAGGTTGCTGAAGGCGCCCATCGCCATCCAGTTGTCCGGGTCGCGCGACCAGCGCCGCAGGTCGCGTTCGCAGGCGCGCGTGCCCCAGGGCGCGACGTAGGGGTTGCGGTACTCGTTGAGCGCAATTACCCACGCGCCCTCGGTCTGCGCGTCGCGCTTGACCTGTACGCTGTCCTTCAGCGAACGTTCGAGCAGAGTCGGGTTCACGGATACCTCTTAGCGCCCGTAGCGCAGATGGAAACAGAAATAGCGCGCGGCATCCGCGCCGTGATCATCGACTTTCATCGGCTTCGGTTCGCCCACGTTGGCAACGCGCGAGGCATCATCGTAGCGGTAGGACGCCATCTCGCGGTTCAGGTTGGCGCAGCGCGGATGGATGCGGAACAGGCGCACGCCGTTGGCATCGAGGATCAGGTCGCGCATGACTTTGATGCCTTCATGCACCGGATGCGTCGCGCCGACGGTCATGATGCCCGCCTGCCACAAGCGCCCTTTGAACTCGGCAGCGCTGCTATCCACATACGCGCCTTCCGGCTTCTTGTACGGCTTGGCGAAAGCGTTGGCGATCGACGTTTCGCTGAGTTCGCCGGTGGCATAGTATTCATCGACGACATTCACGCCGCCGTTCGCTAACGGCTGCATGAACAGGATCACGCGCGGATGGTAGGATGAGCGTCCCGGACCCTCGCCAAAGACATAGCCATCATCCACGCCCCAGAACATCGGCAGGTCGGCGTTGTACTCGGCGTCCTCAGTGACGTTGTCTATATCCCAGTTGGGATAGATCGCGCCTTCTGCCAGTATCCATTTGCCTTCGCGCAGGCGCATGGCTTGGATACCCGTCATCTGCTGAAGTGACGCCGTGTACTGTTCCGGCAGGTAGGTATTGTCAGCCGCGCCGCTAAAGTAGCAGGCTGCCTGCCCCTGGTCGATCAGGCGCTCTTTAATCCAGTGACTCGGCGCGTCCGGGTTGGTCGTCAGGATGATTTGCGTATACGGCGTGGCAATCCCGCGCATACGCGCCAGCAGTTCGTTAAAGTCGGCTTCCTCGAAACGGTTGGCTTCTTCCAGCCAGACGCGATCTACGCCGCCCGCCAGACCGATGCTGCGGATTTGTTCGCGCTGTTCGTCGTCTTTCATGCCGCCATAAGCGATCATGCTGCCGTTGTCATACTCGAAACGATGCTGCCCGCGGTTGTGGTGCACGCGCTTGTCGTGCTGCAGGATTTGCAGATCAAACGACAGCACCGTCGAGTTGTTCATGCTTTCGCGGGTCTTACGCAGGATGACGCCCTGCGCGCCCTTATACGCCAGCATATCGCGGTGGATCATCTCACCCGCCAGGCGCGACTTGCCGCCGCCGGCGCTGCCCGTCAGCAGCAGAATAGGCGAGGTATCGGCGTAAGGCGCTGCCTGCCAGTCCAGCGGCTTGAACGGGTTAGTCCAGTGTCCGCTCGTCTGCGCTTTGCGCGTTAGCGTCCTCTGTAACGCGCGCTGCGCCGCCTGCCGCGACCAACTCTGCGTAGAAGTCGTTGAGTGCATCCGCCAGTCCTATGCCTGCTTCCGTCGCTGCCTCATCCAACTGCTTGAGAATTTTCTCATAGCGGATGTAGATGTCGAGCCGCTCGACGTAGCCGCGATCCTTGAACTTCGTCCGCGCCAGGAACATCAGCACCGTCGCGTTGCGCTTGTTAATCGCCTCGTCAATCAGCGCCAGTTCAACGGCATCGCCATCATGCCGCTCGAACTCTTCCATCGCCGCCGCGACCGTCGGGTAGGTGTCGATGTAGCGCCGTACCGTATTCTGTGAACAGTGCAACAGGTCGGCGGCAAACGTGATCATGCCGTGCGACTTTTTCAGCGCGTCGATCATCTGCTGCGCCGTGAATTTCTCAGGCTGTCCGTATCCTGCCATCGTTTAGAACTCACTTAATTAGTTAATTGGAAAACTCGTGCTTGACATATGTACATAAACTATATATACTGTATGTATCGCTTAAGTAAAGGAATAAACAACATGTACCAGCCTACGACCGAAGAAAAGCAGGAACTCATCGACAGCCTCAAGGATGTCCAGACCAAGTTCGCGGAAGCGTGGGAAGAACTGAACGACATCGTTCAGGCGCTAGATGACAAACACGCTCAGGCGTATCTAGTTGAGCAGTTGCAGGTGCTAATCTTCAAAGATCACGGCTTCATGGGTCGCAGCATGAGCATCGAGAAATACGCCGATGACCTGCAAGACGAGCTGTTGAACCCGGAAGACGAAGAAGAATACATCAT